AAAACTCGCCCAACCTTCGCTTCGAGTTCCTTCAAAGAATCCTCAACAGACTTTGGCGAACCGCAATTACCCTTACCGCTACAACCACAGCCGCAGCCGCCGGGCTTGCCAGCCACACCGATCGGAGCGTTGTCGGGCTTCACCCAATCGTGTTCCATTTCCTCATCTTCCTCATTGTCGCCAACATGTTCCCAGTTTTTGTCGTTTGCCAAATACTTGGCGAACTCTTCTTCTTCACGCAAAAACTGGCCAAGAACCTTATTTGCAAAAGCGATGTCATCGTCCGTGACCTCGCCCCATTCCTTGTACTCGTCCTCGTCCCAGTCCATTCCCTTGCCATCGTTTGAACGCTCACGCAACTTCCGCATACGCGAATTGAATTCATCGTTTGACCAAAGAGAACCACGAACAACGCCGCGCAACTTACGACGACAGTTCTTCATCCCCGGATGATGGCAGCCCTCATTGGGCCACAAGCCAGTCGTCTCGTGATGCAGCCACGCACAAATGTTTTCCAGCGGGTACAACTCTGGATGATCCGCAAGAATCACAAGACAACGACGGAACCCGCCGGGTTTGCGCATAATTGGCCGCCAGTAACGCAAAAGCCGTTCAAGGTTTCCGCGTCGCGGCCCGTAGCCACGCAATACATCCCCGGTAAAACGTTCCTGTGGGATGCCAGCACGTGGATCAATCTTCATGGTTTCGTCGCCCATGTACGCTTCGCCTTCACCGGATCCGTCGACCGGCACATAAACGGTTTCAACCCGAACCCGTTCCGGCTTTCCAATCATTACTTCGCCACGCTCGGCGTGCCATGATGCGCGCATCGTTGTGGTGTCGTCGGGATCGGTTGGATCCATGACGTCAAACACGACCGTGTTGCCAGTCATCGACCGAATTTTTACCGGACTGCGAAGTTCATTTGCTAAAGCGCGAGCAAGTACCGCTTGCCTGCCCATGGCAGGATTTGTTTCACCGTCTTCTGACTCTTGCTCAGCGATTCGGTCTAGTTCTTCCTCTGGATCGTCGTCAGAGGAGCGTTCTTGTCCGGCAGCGTAGTTGCGGAGTTGCCGCCACATTTGAGCAAGTTCTTCATTGGGGCCGGATTGAGGCTTCCCGTAACCGTAACCCTTTTCCTCCCCATCACTTTCTTCCGTGACAGGGCCGCCCCCGATCCAAGCGTCACAAGTTCGTGCTGACGCACACTTGAAATCAAAAGATTCGCAGTAACCGAGATCACCGGCTTCAATCACACCCTCTGCCTCATTGCCCGACTCATTGGCAAGGCCCTGCTTGATGCAGTCCATCATGCGTTCTGTTTTGACAAACGCCGCACAGTTTCCGCATCTTTGCTTTTGTGCCTCGTCAGTGGAGACGTCCCAACGGCGAGCCTTGCCAGCCCAAAAATCTGTATTGGGTTCGTCGGGATTCAGCGGCCCGTATCCGGCGGTTTCAATTGCGTTCTGCCGATTCTTGAGGTTCACGGCAACGTCGGTGGTTGCAACAGGACAAGCGGGCTCAGCCTTCTTGTCCGAAGACTTGCTAATTGCTTCTCGAATGACGTCTTTCATGTGGCCCTCGCCGCGTGAACCGATGGCAAGCCACTTGATTTGAGCAACCACGCCCGGAAGTCGAAAATCTTTAAGGTGGCGGGCAATCCATGCTTCACGCAGTTCAAGTGCTTGAATTTGATCTTCGGTTTTTGCTACGCCACCCTGTGCGGCAATGCGTGTGAGAATTGTGTACTGGTCGTCACCCTTGATGTTTCCGCCCTTGTCCCAGATGTTTGGGTGTTCAGTTTTAATTCGTTCCGCATAGGCCCGGTCAAACATTGGCCACTTGGACTTCTTGAAAGAGGTGATGCGATCGTCGTCTTGCTTGTCCGACTTAATTGAGATCGTGGCAGTCAATTGGTTTGCGCCGTGGAGGACGGGTGAAACTTCGTAAAGTTCAACCTCTTTAAGAAGATTTGCCTGACGCGTGTTGTCGTAAACGGCCTGAATAGTTTTGTAGCCGATTGACCATTCTTGCTCAGGTCCAAAAAACAGAATGTTGGCAAATGCCTCACGCCCGCGCTCGCTCTTTAAGTTGAACTGCACGCGTGCAAAGAGTCCACCGATCTTTGCCATTTTCATTTTTGCTGGAAGTCTTGGATCGTTGGGTCCGACTTCGTAGATGTCCAAAACGCGCCCAATTGGGTGATTCCAGTCGTGACCCCAGACCACGCGTGGCTTTCTGCGGCGAAGACTTCCGTCAAACGCACCCGGCAGAACGATGTCTCCGACAGAGTCCTTGTTGCCGATTCCCGCAACAAAACATTCAACAATGCCTTCTGATTCGTCAACTGTGAGTTGACCATTCATTGCTTTTGTTTCAAGAAGGTTTGACACGTTTGCTGCTCCACGGGCTAAGCGCTTAAGCAAAGGGTAGAGCAATAACCTTCAATGCACAGCAGGGTTTCAATAAACCCAGCAGTATGTTGAAATAATTTGTTGAAATTGTTAAATGAAGCGCAAACGGCAACGGCAGTTCATTGTCAATCCCGGTGGGGCCAGAGGATCGCCGGGGAAACGCAAAACACCCCCGTCTGCCTTAAATCCGTCCTCAACGGAAACGGACTTTCCATCAAGGTCACGATGCGCAACACGCACCTTGCCATCATTTCGAGTCAGCCAAACCTTTGCAACCGGACGACTCCCCGCTGCTTGCTGTGCCGCAAAGAATGTCCCAGCGTTAAAAGCGGTTTGCGCTTCTTGCTCTGCTGCCATCCTGCGTCTTTGCCCAATGAGATCAGCAAAAACCGCACCAAGGCCTGTGCGAAGGAAACTGCCCCTATCCTCACTGGGGGCAAGCGCAAGGGCCGACAGCAACGCCGCAAGCACCCCATCTCGTGTGGTTGAGTTCATTTTTTGGATTCGAGCAATCTGAGCGTCCAAAAACTGTTTGACCGCTTCAGGCTCAAGTAGCGCCTTCAGTTCTGCTGACTTGGAGTCCGTTTCAACGCCAATGTCAGCAGCCTCTTTTACAATTGCCGCCACCAATGGGCGCAAATCTTCATCAACTTGCCTGTCCCAAACAGACTTATCAAAAATGGTGTCAACCTCTAGCGTCCCAGCCGTCAATGAACGCCGGGCTTTTGCCCCAGACGCTTTTTCCAAAACGACTCGCTGCTGACGTTCAAAAAGGCGCTCTAGTGAACGATCAAAAATTTCGGTCCAGCGCTCAACAGACTGGTCGCTTTTGGTTTCCCAGTCGTCCGGCTTGCCCTTGTCAAGCAACTGCTTAAATTCCATGGGGGCTGCAAGCGATGCCTCTTCAGCAGGATTTGGCTCCCCTGCGGGAACTTGAGTTCCTTCTGGGGCGGCCTCGGGTGGCGCTTCTGGACCCGGGGGACCGGCAGGCACGGGTGCCCCCGGAGGCGCTCCGCCTTCTGTCGGCTGTTGCGGCTTGAATTCTTTTTCCGTGTTGCCGATGGGCGTAAGGTTCGGGTTGGCCAAAAGCGAGTCCATCAACTCCGACTTAACCTTTTCCCTACCCGTGTGATCCCTGTACTCATTCCCCGAAATCAAACCATTGTTAAATTCGTCCATGTGGTAACGCTCGCGTTCCTGCTTAGACAAAATCAAAATCGGAACGCTTGACGTATCAAAATCAACGTAGTGGGTTTCGTCAAGTTCATCAAGAGCCCGAGCCAAAACCTCCAAATGTGGAAGCATGGTTTCCATCCAGAACACGCGCCCCTCTTCGGCGGCATTTGAAAATGTGCGACCAGCCGCATTGCCGATAACGCTCTCTGGGACGCCAAAGGCCGCAAGGATTTCTTCTTTGGTGATCTGCCTCATCTCGGTGTAAGAGGCGTCACGAGGACTTGCAGACGTATCTACAAAGTCCACTCCGTCATCGGCAGCAATTACTGAAGTTTGCCCGGCGCGATTGATGTTGCCACGGAATCGGCTGCGAAGTTCTTCCTTGTCGTCCTCGTCCATTTCCCCACGAACGACAAGCAAACCACCCGGTCGTCCATCGTTGTATAGAAAGTTTCTGTTGTACATTTTTGCGAGGTTTTCAATTTCAATGGCCACGCCAGCCGTTTCCATTGGAGTCAAAGAAAGGTATGGGTCAAGCGGGTGGGGCCTACGAACCCATACAACGTCATCGGGTGCAATGATCTTTTTGCCACCACCGGGAAGTGTGACCTCAAACCCGGCAAGAAACTTTTTGGGGTCCGGGATGGGAGCCGTGTGCTGGGGCGGCAACAAATGCAACGCAACGAGATTCCCATTGCGTCCACGGACCTTTTCAATAAAGGCCCCTCTCGTGGACATGAGCAACTGGCTGGACAGTCGAAACCTAAAAATAAAGGAGTTTTCCCCTTCATTTGACTTGGTATTCAGCAAGTCAAGAATATCATTGGATTTCTTGTTAATAATCTCCCCCCGAGGGGAGTTGTCCTTGCGAAGCACAACTGGAAGGCGAGCCTGATTTCCAGCAATAGCATCAATGCACCGAAAAACCCAAGTAACTCGCTGCATGCCCTCGCGATAAGCGCGCTCAATGTCCCACCCATCACGATAGCCGCGCCCCACGGCAGTTGGGTTCAAAGCAACCGGAGCACCAAGACCCAGCGCCTTCGCACCAGAGTTCCCGCCAAGATCCTTGTTTTCAGTTTTGTTCCACGCCATCAGTCAGATCCAAGAAGGTATGCGTACAGGCCGCACGTGGCGCCCAGAACAAGAAGGCCTGCGGGAATGAAAATCATTGCTGCCCCTACAGTACTACATAGGATAAAAGCGCCCATGAGGGCATACGCGGCGTTTTGTCGTGTCAAATACTTGGCCAATTTTTGCCTCACGTTTAACTCCCGCTTTTTGGTTTACGCACAATAACACCCTGACCCTGTGGCCTAGCAATAAATACTACATTGGTGACCGACACGAGAACGGGTGGTGTGGCAATGACCGACTGGAACAAAGTACTTGAGCACCTTCAACCTAAAGCACCACAATACTGCCCAGAATCCCCTTCACTGACGCAGAAAGTTTTCCTGCGCACCTACGCTCTGGAAGCGTTATTCGGTGGTGCGGCTGGTGGTGGGAAAAGTTCGGCACTTCTGATGTCCGCTCTTCAGTATGTAGATGTTCCCAATTACTCCGCCATCCTTTTCCGTCGGACTTTTGCCGACCTTTCCCTTCCGGGCGCCTTGATGGACCGTGCAAAAGACTGGATGTCAAACTATGACGACATTCACTGGAATGCGAATTCTTACATTTTTACTTTTCCTTCTGGGGCGCGCATTTCCTTTGGTTACCTGAATAACACAAACGATTACTTGCGTTACAAGGGTGCGGAATTTCAGTTCATCGGCATGGATGAGGTCACTGAAATCCGTGAACTTGATTACAGGTATTTGTTTTCGCGTTTACGTCGACCGGCATCAGGGCCGTTGTCTCAGGTTCCGCTTAGAATGCGTGCAGCCTCAAACCCTGCCCCCAACTGGGTAAGGCAGCGGTTCATCGTAGAGGGAAACGAGCAAGGCAGAATCTTCGTGCCGTCAAAGTTGACGGACAACCCGGGCATTGATGCGGATTCCTACAGGCAAGCCCTTTCTTCACTTGATCCCATCGAACGTCGGCGCCTTGAATCTGGTGACTGGTGGGCGACAACTTTGGGAACCATGTTTTCGCGTGAGTCGTTTGTAGCGATTGACTCTCACGAAGTTCCTGAAATTTCTTCTGCGGCGCGCGTGGTCAGGTTTTGGGACCTTGCCGCCTCGGAACCAAGTTTTGATTATCCCAACCCAGACTGGACCGTTGGCGCCTTAATGCTTTTTGATAAAGGAATTGCCTACGTCCTTGACATTCGGAAAGCCCGTGTAACCGGCGACAAAGTGGAAAAGTTGATTGCCCAAACGGCGGATGAAGACGGAAAAGGCGTAGCGATCAGAATGGAGCAAGAGCCGGGCTCGGCAGGTAAGGCGCTTTTGGACCAGTACGCCCGTTATGTAGTCCCCGGTTACGATTTTGCTGGCATTAGGTCTACGGGAGACAAGGAAACACGTGCTCGCCCATTCGCTGCGGCTGTTGCAAATGGCAACGTTCGCCTAGTGCGTGCATCGTGGATGTCGGACTTTCTTGACGAGTTCTCGTCTTTCCCTGAAGCGTGCGACCATGATGACCAAGTTGACGCAACAGTCGGCGCATTCACATTTTTGACTGGGTTGGGCTTGCCTCAGCGGGCTCGAGCCTCTATTATCGTTTAGGTCAAAACTTATTACTAGGTGAGGAGGGCAATGCCCGAAACTGATTTTGTTAACGATTTTCGAAACGCAATTCTGCGGCTCGATACCGCTTTGTCTGAGTTTTCAGAAAAGGGGCCGACTGCGGACGAGGCCGCAGAAGCACTCGTTGCACTCAATATTGCAAAAGCGGAAGTTGGAATGGTTTATGACG